TGGTAATGGCAAAAGATAAACTACCAGTTTACAAAATAACTATTGACCCTGAGTACTCCGAGAATGGACAAGACTTAGGTATCGAACAGATAGCTTTTACATCCACTCCAGCCATCAAAGTCATGGGTATGGCATTCAGTGCTCAGACAAAACCGATGAGATTCAATGATGAGATAAAGTACCGTATCACTGCACCTGCTTTGATACCTATGGAGATCTATCGCTTTGATGAGGATACAGATGAGGAGTACTATGTTAAATTCACTGCTGAAGAAATAGAGAAAATTCATGCTAAGTTCATGAAAGACATGTTGAATAAGGACCTATTCAACTTGGAACATGATACTGAAAAGACTGTACCTGCCTATGTACTTGAGGCATGGATAGTAGACACTCCAAAAGAGGACAAAGCTTACTCATCATTTGGTATTGAAGTACCGGAGGGTACACTTATGGTTACTGCCCAGGTAACTGATAAAGAGTACTATGCTGAACTTGTAGCTCAAGAGCAAATAGGCTTTAGCATAGAAGGGTACTTAGGCATGAAACTAAAAGAGCAAAACAAATCCCAAATAAATACACAAATGAATGAGTTAATGTTGCCGGATGGCGAACACATCATCAACGAAAAAATCTACATCGTAAAAGATGGTAAAGTAGTTGAAGTAAAAGATGTTGAAAAAGTAGAGGCTTCTGAGGAAGTAGCCCTAGAGGAAACTGTTATCGAAGAGGAAGTAACAGAAATGCCTGCGGAGGAAGAGACAATGGCGGTAGATCCTGTATTAGATGCAGAAGCTATCCTTGCTATTGTTAAGCCTGCAATGGATGAGCAAATCAATGCATTAGTAGCTATGATTGCTGACCTTAAGAACCAACTTGAGGAAGTAATGAGCTCAGAGGTAGAAGAGGATGTAGTTGAAGAGGCTGTGGCTATGAGTGCACAGCAACGTTTTTCTAGTGTAAACAAATTCATAAACAACAAATAAAATGCGTAAATTAAAATTCGACTTACAAGTTGACCCAACTGCTTTATTAGCAGCGAACCCAGAGGCATTCTATTCTCAAGCTTACTTGTCTGAGGATACTGCTGACAACTACCGTTCTTTACCAGGTGTAAAGTACAAAACTAAATTAGCAACTGTTACTTTTGGTAACATCTTGCAACCATCTAGCTGTTCTTTCACAGCTCCAAGTGATGATTTGAACGCTAAAGAAATTGACGTATGTGCTCTTTCTGCAATGGCTCAGATTTGTCAGTTTGACTTAGAGCAATCTTTCCTTTCTTTGCAAATGTCAAAAGGATCTAACGGAGATTTCTCTGTTGCATCTTTCATGTCTTTCTACTGGGGTGAGATGGCTAACAAAATCAATGGAGATATCGAGTTAGTAAGATGGCAAGGTGATACACTTTCTGCTAACCCTACACTTGCTTTGTGTGACGGTTATGAGAAAAAATTAACTGCAGGTTTAACTGACCCAACTGATACAGTTATCAACGGTGGTACAGGTGCAATCGCTAACTTCTCTACATTAGAGACTAAATTAGCTGCTGCATTTGCTTTACTTCCTGCAACTATTGCAACTCGTACAGCTGACCTACGTTTGTACATGCCTACTCAATTGGTGAACATCTACCGATTAGGAGTTGCTTCAGGTAACACTCAAGCTTACATTACTCAAGATTTGTCTTTGACTTTCTTAGGAGTTAAAATCGTAGTTTGTCCAGGTATGTCTAACAACACTTTCGTTTGGACATTGAAAGATAACCTTATCTATGCATTCGATGCTGAAGGTGATTCTTCTGATTTACGTGCAGTTAACTTAGCTGATACTGTAGCTGAGCCTTATATCCGTACACGTGCTAACATGAAAGTTGGTTTCGAATATGTGAATGGTTCTGACATCGTTTTCTATTCTTAATAATAATCATGAGCCCTCTACCAAGGGGGCTCTTTAATACTTTAATATCATGGCTTGTCAAGCATTAGAAGCAATCGTAAAATCATGTGACAACAACAGTGGAGGTATCTATGGTATTTGGATTAACCAACAAGATGAAATCGCATCTATCACACCAACCGACCCATCAGCTGGTTCAGGATGGGAGATAACAGCTATCACTCTTGCAGGTACTCCTCCAGTACTATTTGAAAACTTCTACGTACGTCGTAACACATCTAACTTTACTGAGGACAGTACTATTGACCTAGTTAATGGTAGCTCATTTGTAACTCAGACAATTAACTTAATGTTCCACCGAAGAGATAAAGATAAGTCTCGTGCTATCAAAATCCTAGGAGCAGGACAGCAATACTTAGCAGCTATCGTATTAGATGCTAATGGTAAGTATTGGTACTTCCCTTACTTGCAGGTATCTGCTACAGGTGAAGGTTCAGGTACAGCTAGAGCTGATGGTTCTAAATATTCTGTTACTTTGGTAGCTGAAAATGAGTACCTAGCTTATGAGGTAGACATGAATACTGCTGCATTAGCTGCAATCGGAGTACAATAAGTTCTTTATTTCTCTACATAGCGAAAGGGCCTACCGTAATGGTGGGCCTTTTTTGTGAACATTTGTAAAGTCTAATTTAATATAGGTGTGATATACTTAGATCAAGGTGTTATTAATCAGTTTGTACTGACTCTATCAGAGGTCACTACGGTTAGTACACCACATTATTTGTTTGTGTTCACCAATGAAATGAATACTACTAGCACACCACAGCTCTTTACATCTGCTGATACAAGTGCATACCCCGAAAGATACAATCTGTTTACTCTTGATGAGCCTACAGATATATCACTTTTAAAAGGGCAGTACACGTATGAAGTATATGAAAGCTCTACCCCATTTGTCCTACCACTGGATATCTCACAGACTACAGGTGTAGTTATTGAGGAAGGTAGAATGGTAGTAAGTGGTCCAGTAGGTAACTCAATATACGATTAATATGGCATGGTACGATAGATTTATTAACAGCAAACCCAAAGGGCCCGAAGTAGTAGAGGGCTATCAATCTTTTAGCACTCCATTCTTACCGGTAGGTAGAGGTAACTTGACTTTACCCTATGTGAATGGTAGATACGTACAAGAGTCTTGGGTTCGATTTGGTGAGGGTAACCTATATCCGGAACTGCTTAACCAAATGTACTACAGCTCACCACTACATGGTGCTATAGTTGACTTTAAGACCAATGCTGTTATTGGTGGAGGCTTTAATATCATAACTGACAAGCTAACTCCACAGGAGAAGCTTGACATGTACTCTTTTGAAAAGAAAGTAAACCTAAAGCACATCGTTAAGGCTGTTACTAGACAGTTAATTCTACACAATCGGGTATATTTTAAGCTATATTTTGGTGAAAAAAGAAAGCTAATCAAGGTAGAGAACATCTCACCTGAGAAAGTACGTATATCACCATGCAGAAAATACTACTATTTGTCTGATGACTGGAGCACTCGCATAGATACTGAGAAAATTAAGCCTTATCACATTGCATGTAGTGACGAAATACAGCTATATTGCTACGAAGTCAAGTCAGTAGGTCAAGATTATTACCCATTACCTACCTATACAAGTGCATTAAACTTTGCTTTTCTTAGTGGTGAACTTTCATATTTCGCTAAAAGCAACATTCAAAATAGTGTATTTCCTTCATTCGCTATGATGTTCCCTAAAAGACCACAGTCTGAGGAAGAGAAACACATGATCAAGGAAACTATTGACCGTCTTAAGGGTGCAGCTAATGCCGGTAAGGCTGTTGCGTTCTTTGCCAATAGTGCGGACCAACTACCTAAGATTGAAAGCTTACCAACTAATGACAATGATAAGCTATTTCATGAGGCATCTGCATTGAATACTGAGCAAATATGTTTTGCTCATACCATTGACCCTATCTTGTTAGGGGTGCGTACATCCGGTAGCCTGGGTAATGGCAGTGACATCAAGCAGGCTTATGTGATATTTGAAAAGAACGTAGTAATGGAGCTACGTATGCAAATCACTACGATATTTCATGAGCTATTGACTATTGCTAAAATCCCTGCAGATTTCACAATCAATAACTTCCAAATAATTAATGAGACTATTGTGGAGCTTGAGGGTGAAAGCTCTAAGACTAACGATGCATTGAACACATTGAGTCCATTGGTAGCTACCAAAGTACTTGAGACCATGACCATAAACGAGATTAGAGCATTGGCTTCACTTCCTCCAGTAGATGGTGGAGATGTTACACAAGCAGCTGCAACTGCAGCAGCACAAACACCTGCAATCTGATGTTATACTTTATCACTGAAACCTACCTTAAGACTAACACACCTATCACAGCCAATGTGGATGTGACTGATGTTACCCCATACATAGCTACACAATCAGCTTTAAGGATACAGCCTATCCTGGGAACAGTGTTCTACAATCACATGTTGAATGCATACAATACTCAGACACTTACACCTGATGAGATTGACCTAGTAGAGTTCATTCAGCCGGTCATTGCCTGGAGGAGTGCTGAAGATGCGGTATTTGGATTGACGTATCAGCTAAAAAACAAAGGACTTCAGACTCAAAATGGTGATTATTCTGCAAGCGTATCACGTAGTGAGGTAGCTTTTGGGATGGAACACTACGCACAGAAGGCTAGTTTCTTTGAGCAACGTCTAATCAGATGGCTATTAGCTAACAGAAATCTGTTCCCGATATTCATATCTACTACCAACATGGATACTGATCTAAGACCAATGTTTAACCACTGCTCTTGTATCAATCAGTATCAAACAACTTGCACAGGTATGTGTGGTAACCTACGAGAAAACGGATACAATAACAGCATCCTGATACTATAATGGAGTCACAGGTAGCTATCTTACTAAAAACAATGCAGGCTAACTGGCTTAAATTGTTAGCTACTATAAGTGCATTCTTAATGCCAATATCAGG